GGACGGTCACGGCAACCTGAAGATACCATCATATCACTTTGGAAGACACTTTGGAAGACACTTTTCTGCAGAACTGCCGGGGCACTTTGGAAGACACTTTCTGCACGGAGCACTTTCTGCACGGGGCTTTGCTGCACGGAGGGACACGAATGGAAGAATTTGTGCAGCGGGGCAACAGTCGCTGTTTCCCGGGCGTTTGGCGCAGTGGTGTGGTCCCCGGGAATTGTGTTAGGGGCCATGTGTTTCGCGGGTGCGGATCAGAAAACGCGTTGTTGGTCGGAAGTACCAGTCCCTTCCAAACATTCAGCTTTTATTTAAATAAACCAAGTCCCTTCCAAACAGTCCCTTCCAAACCCACCTTCCAAACAGTCCCATGTCCCTAGCCAGCCAAGCCTACCCGAGGTCATCATGTCCCCTTATCAGCCAGCCTACCTGAGGCCATCATGGCCCTGACCGCAGCCGACATCATCAGCGAGGCCCTGAAAAGGGGCTTCGTCTCCCAGGAGGACAGGTCCGAGGAGGCCGTCGCCTCGCTGATGTTTGACCTCGTCCCACGTCAGCTGGAATTTCTTCAAGACCTGAGTCCCCTGAAGGCGGCCTACTGTACACGGCAGTGCGGCAAGACCTTCACGGTCGCCCGTGACCTCATCATCACCGCCCTTGAGGGACCGCTCAGACAGTGCATCTACGTCAATGCCACATATGCCGAGGCCAAAGCCATCATGTGGGACGACCCTCGGGACGGTATCCCCGCCATCCTCCGTCGCCTGGAGAAGGACTACAACATCGTCTGTCGGCTGAACAACACCAAGATGACGGCTGTCTTCCCGAATGGGTCGATCGTTGAATGTCTCGGGGCCGACTCCGACGAGGGCTTCGACAAGCTTCGCGGTAGAAAGGCTGACCTCGTTGTCGTCGACGAGGCACAGAAAGCAAAAGGACTTCAGGACGCCGTCAAGTCCGTCATCATGTTCCTGCTCAACGCCAGGGACGGAAGACTTGTCCTTGTCGGGACTCCCTCCGAGTTCTGCATCGGCTACTTCCACGATGTTACCACTCAAGTCGCTGACATTCAGGGATGGTCGATTCACAGCTGGGGCATGCAAGATGTCACCACAATGCCCCAGCTGTGGATCAATGCCCTCCGCAACAAGGAGCTTCTCCGTCAGGCCGACGACGATCCGAAGTGGCGCCGTGAGGGACTTGGCCAGTGGGTCCAGTCCGATGCCGGACATGTCCTCCCCGTCGACCAGTACAGCTCCCTGTGGGACGGGACGGTCCCCGAGACCATCCCCAACACCGCCGGCATCTTCGTCCAACGTACACAGGCCATCACATATATCGCCGGTGTCGACCTCGGATTCATCAACGATCCGTTCGGAATCGTCGTCATCGGCTGGTCCCGTGAGGAGGGTATCATCCGCGAGTACCACTCCCAGACCTGGCACGGCATCGGGACCGACCTCCAGTTCGAGAAGATGGCCGAGGTGGCCCTGATGTTCCCGGGTCTCAACCGCTTCTTCCTCGACGACGGGGCACAGGCCAAGCAGATCGTCGCGGACATGCGCCTGCGGCACGGGAGGAACAACCCGGGCATCCACCTCGTGCCCGCAGCGAAGGCCAACCGCATCCACATGATCGAGGAGCTGAGGACGGACCTACAGCGGGGACGTACACTCGTCCGGCGGGGCTCGCCACTCCACAAGGACCTTCAGGTGCTGAGTTGGGATGCGGACAAGTGGGAACGCGGCAACAAGGAGGTGGCCGCCGGGGTCGGACCCGACGGGCGAATCACGAAGATAAACCACCTGTTCGATGCCTTCCGCTACGTGTGGCGCGAGTGCCCCCACTACCGCGCGATGAACCCGGTACAGCCCCAGACCCCCGAGATGGTGGCTGCACGCGAGGAGCGGCAGCACCGGCAGCAGATGCTCAAACCACGACGTCTCCAGACCCCCGGAGGAAGAAATGGCCGATATCGCTGAACCCACCTGCCCGAGCCTACTTCAGGGTCCACCGACTAGTTACGGAGACATGGACGATCCCGAAGACGAGACGGTCAAGCTGACACTGCTGGCTGAGCGACTGCTCGCCCTGGGCCTCGTTCCACGCCACATCAAGGTCGGCTCCATCGAGGTGCAGCTGGCAGCCTATGAGCCACCGCGCTCCGAGGACACCAACAGGCAGACACCCGGTAGCAAGCCTCCGCGGAACTACTACGAGCTATACGGCATCGGAAACCGTAAGGACGGGGATAAGTGAGCAAACGAGACGACAACTGGTGGGAGGCGGACGAGGACGGCTCCCACGACCTGGTGACCGACCTGGTCGACAGGCTCAGGGATCAGGACTCGGTCAGGCTCCAGCGTATCCGTATCCACCAGGACATCTACGACGGAAGGAACCTCGACGGCATCAGCGACAACCCCGCACTGAGGGGACATCTCAGTGACGCCGGCATGGCCCATGGTCAGCTGAACTTCACGAGGGCTGCCGTCGACTACCTGCACGCCAAGATCACGGTACAACGTCCGGCGGTCAAGTGTGCCTCACGTGGTGGTGACTGGACACAGACCCTCAGGGCCCGGAAGCTCACACGCTTCCTTGAGGCTCAGGCAGATGCGTTGTGTCTGGATGTCAAGGGTCCGTTAGCAGTTCACATGGCCCTGCAGACCGGCAGTGGGATTATCAAGACCTCCGCGGTCAACGGCAAGGTCGAGATGGACAATGTCCCCTCGGACGAGCTGTTCGTCGATCCTGGTGAGGCCCGCTACGGCAGCCCACAGCACATGTACCAGATCAGGGCGGTCCCTCGGCTGGCCCTCATCGTCGACTTCCCGGACAATGCCGGTGACATCGACGATGCTCCTGATTCCAAGGAGCGGCGCCTCCGGAACATCACGGATGACAGCGACCTTGTCGACGTTTATGAGGCCTGGTCGCTCCCGACCGAGGACGTCGAGGGACGACACGTGGTCTGTGTACATGGTGCTACGCTGGTAGACGAGCCGTGGGAACACACCCGCTTCCCGTTCGCCAGGATCGATTACCACCCTGCACGTGCCGGCGACGGCTACTACGGCCAGGGTCTGGTCGAGCGACTGCTCCCCGTTCAGTGGGAGATCGACGGGCTTGTCGGACAGATCAACATGGCCCTGCGGATCGGTGCCCGCTTCAAGGTCTTCGTCCAGAAGGATTCAGGGATCAACATCGACCACCTCGCTGACCCCGACATGGGCACGGTCATCGAGTACGTGGGGCAACTTCCGACGTTCATGACGCCGGAGCCCGTCCCACGTGAACTGTTCGAGCACCTGAGGTTCATGATCGAGCAGCTGTACTCACAGGCGGGCATGAGCCAGGAGGCAGCCACCTCGATGAAGCCCGCGGGGCTCAGCTCGGGCGTTGCGCTGCTCCACTACCACGACTTCCAGACACAGCGTCACATCGATGTCGTCAGGCGCTACGCAGCGTTCGTCCTCGAGATTGCCAACCTCCTCATCGACCGGGCCAAGGACCTGGCAGCCGAGGACGGCGACTGGGAGGCCGACTACGCGAAGGGATCGGTGATCCGGACACTCAAGTGGACCGAGGTCGATATGGAAAGGGACCAGTTCGTGATGGAGCTGGAGACCGTCTCCCCCGTCCCTGAGTCCTACGCCGGTCGGCTGCAGCTCATCGAGCAGTTCAGCCAGTCCGGACAGATCCCACCCGAGTACCTGGGTAGCCTGATCTCGGATCCCGACATGGTCCGTGTGAACCGACTGCTGACCGCTAACGCTGACTACATCGAGCATGTGATTGAGATCATTCTGGATCCTGAGAAGGAGATCCCACTAGTCAGGGATGAGCAGAACCTCCAGATGACACTCGACATCGTGAAGGCCGCGATGATGGATGCCATCGTCGAGGAAGCACCGGACGAGGTAATCGACCGGTTCGAGGGGTACCTCCAGGACGTGGTCGAGCGAATGAAGGCGCTGACCCCTCCGGCCCCGCCAATGATGCCACCACCTCCCGGCATGCCGCCGGCCTGAGGCAGAAGGAAACCATGGGGCCAGAAGCTATCCCCGGACTGACGAAAGAAGAAGGAACACAGAACAGATGAATGACACGACAACGGAAATGAACGACTTCCTGTTTAGCAAGTTTGAGTCAGATGGGACTGATGTACACGACAATGACTCGGGTGAACAGGATGCCCCTGGCGATGATGACCAGGACGGGGTGGATGATGACCAGGCCGACCAGATCGAGGCCCGGGTCGAGGGCGAGGATCACGATGGTGAGGAGCCTGGCCCCGACGGTGAGTCTGGTGAGCCGGACGTCCGCCAGGAGCGCATCAGCCGTGTGGTCCAGAAGCTCACGAAAAGCGAGCGGAAGGTGGCCCAGCTGGAGAAAGAACTCCATGAGCTGAAAGGTAAGTCAAACCCGCCACGGAAGGGACGACAGTATCAGTCGACTGGGCGGTTTGAGTTCGCAAGGGATTCCATCGCCGAGTCGCTTGGGGTAGACCCCTCCGACCCGAGGGTGACCGAGGAGCTTCGTGAGCTGACCCATGACCTGGTCCTTGACCTGTCGGACCCGGACGTCATCAACGCCGACCCCCGTCTGAAGGAACAGCGTGAGAAGCGGAGGGTCGAGGCGGAGCAGAATACCAGGCATAAGGCCCTTCAGGACAGTATCGACAACATAAATCGTGAGAATGCCGAGGCGATTGCAAGGGCCAATCATTCAGGTGCCATGAACGCCATCGGACAGTACGTCCACGGAAACGCGGATAAGTTCCCGTATCTGCTGGCCCAGGGTCAGGACGATCCGGTTGGTGTGGTCCTCGAGGTCCTTCAGGCCGAGTTGGCCCAGGGGCTCAGGCTGAAGGACGACAGGCATGCGGCGAATGTACTCGAAAACATCAGCTTCCGCCTAGATAACTACTACAAGCAGCAGGCCGAGAAGTTCGCAAAGATCCAAGGACGTAAGTCCGAGGAGACCAGATCCGTCGGGAAGCAATCGTCGGATACGCCCAGGAAGCAAAAGAAGAAGGGCTACACGACGACGAACAGTGGTGCAAGCAAGGCGGCTGCCAAGCGACCGGTTGAGACGCAGGAAAAGGAAGACTTTAACGACTTCTTCGACAGAAAGGAAAGGGAAAGGCGTCAGGCAAACGGTCGTTGAACATACAACGACGGACTGGAGACTGAGGAGAAGATACAATGGCTACACCTGTTTCAATGACGACCTTCGATGCATATCTGAAGGAGTGGTATATCGACAAGGGCAACCTTTACAAGATGGACGACTACGGTAACGAGCTCCTGGGACTCATGCCAAAGGCGAGCGACGCTGAGGGTGACAACTGGAACGTCGCCGTGGAGGCCGCGGGTGTGGTTGGCGACTCGGCGCTCCACGCCGACGCGACTGCCTACGCAACTGCCGGCACCGACGTAAAGTTCATGGGATTGTGGAAGGACCGCTTCGCGTCCGTCTTCATGGAGGACAAGGTCCTCGAGCTGTCGAAGTCGACCAAGGGTGCGATCGTCACGGCGACCGGCAAGATGGACTCCCTCAGGAAGCAGTTCCTGGAGTCCACCAACATCCAGCTGTTCCGTGACGAGGGTGGCTCGGTCGGGCAGCTGCTCAATCTGAGCGCCGGCAGCACCAGCGCGGTGGCCAGCCAGTCCTCGGGCTCGCTGACCGACGCGACCAAGTCGATGGCACAGTTCCTGAAGAAGGGCACCACGCTCGTGGTCGGAACAACGTCGGCGGGTACCTCACTCCGCGGTGGCGGCACCGGCACCAAGGTCATTGTGACCAACGTGAATGCGGTCGCTGGTACCTTCGAGGTGACCCTGACGACCGGAGTCGGCGACTGGCCGGCCTCGACCGCTACGACGGACTACATCTTCAAGGCGGGTGACCCGGGTTTTGCCCTCGCGGGTCTCGCATCATGGATCCCGGAGACCGAAACGGCCGCTGCGACTACCTTCAAGAACTGTAACCGTGCAGCCGATGTCCGTGCCCTCGGTGGCATCCGTGTGGATGCGACCGGCCTGACGGTCGAGGAGTCGGTCATCCAGGCCGTCTCCGACGCCCGCCAGTTCGGTGCGAACCCTGACGCGATCTTCGTTCACCCGAAGAAGCACGCGCAGCTGATCAAGGAGCTGTCGGGAAGGATCTCCTTCCAGCGGACCTCGGGCCGTGACTTCATCACCGGCAAGAAGACGGATGCATTCGGCTTCTCGGGTCTTGAGGTTGCGGTCGGCGGAAGGCCGGTCCTGGTGTACTCGGACGCCGCGTGCCAGTCGACCCTCGGCTGGTGCCTGGAGACCAAGACGCTGAAGTTCCACACAGCGGGTGCCTGGCCGCACGTCCGTGACAAGGACGGGCTGAAGATGCTGCGCCAGACGGACCAAAACTACAAGTTCGAGCTTCTGGGCTATGGGGAGCTGCTTTGCTTCGCCCCTGGTCACAACGTGTGTATCAAGTTCGGCAGCTGATACTGAGATAGGCTGCGACTGACGGGTAGGGGCCCCACTTCACTGTGGGGCCCCTTCTTGCATTCAGTTCTGCCTCGGTAGAAGCCCGGGACAAGGCGGACAGGCACGGCAACGGACGGTCACGGCAACCAGCTCCTCACCATCGTGACTCCGGGTCCCGACACAGCCCTGTAACGACTTCCTGGTGTGACCCCTAGCTGGATCACTTGACGGGTGGAGGGACCCCTGGTCACAGCCGTCAATTTGCCACCTCACGAGTCTGATTCCGGGGGAAGGTCACTAGTTACTTCCAGATCAATCGGATCACCGGACGTTACGGTCCGGATCACCTCGGGCGACAGGTTTTAGTCGTCAGGACCACCGAAGCAAGGAAAGAAGAAATGTCATCGAGAAATCAACACGGTATCAAGACCACCAAGGACATGGTCTCGGTCGTCTCATGCGTCGTCGCTATCACGTCGAATGCCAGCGGCTCCATCATCGCCTGTACGGACCAGTCGATGGTCACCGGTACGGTCGGCAGCGGTGTGACCATCCCCCAGATCACATACCTGTCGGGGACCTCACCTGGCCTGTACACGGTCGCCTTCCCGGCGGAAAACCGCTATCCGCAGACCCTCGGCTACCACATCTCACTCCACACCCCGAATGCGGTAGACGCGGCCCGGTACACTGCAACGATCTTCTCGGGCAGTGGCGAGGGCTTCAAGTTCCGCATCACCAGCGGCACCCTGGGCACTGGTGAACAGCTTGCGAACCCGACTACAGCACAGGCCCTGTCGGCTTCGATCACCATGTACGTCCGTAACACCAACCGCGGCGTCTGATCACAGGAAGACAGAAGATGAAGAAAGACATGATGTCGTTCGTGATGGGTGCGAAGCCCAAGGACGACGATGATGATGAGGACACCGAGTACGGCGAGGATACTGAGGACACCGAGGCCGAGTACTCCGACGAGGAGTACGTCGCAGCGGAGGACCTCATCTCGGCCGTCAAGGCCCGGGACGCGGAGGGTGTCGTTGACGCTTTTCGTGCCCTGAAGTCGGCTTGCATCTCAGACGAGGAGTGATACCCAGGTGTCGAGGAACAAGACAGTCGGTCAGTTGACCGCCTCGGTCCGGTTCCGCGGCGACTACGAGGATGTGTCCGGGGACTACGACGACGCGTATATCGGGTCGGCGTTGATGCTCGACTTTCTCGACGCCGCACACTCCGAGGTCTACGACATCATGGTCGAGGTCGAGCCTGACCGTTACCTGACCGAGTACACATTCACGACATCGGCAGACCAGGAGACCTACCCCCTTCCGGCAGACTTCTACAGGAGTCGAGCGGTGGACATAGCCTCCTCGTCAGGCAGTACTGACTGGTACTCGATGGACCGGTACGAGTCGTCGGAGCGCAATACGTACGGTTATCAGATCACGGCACATGCGTACAGGATCGAGGACGGTGTAATCCGAGTCAAGTCGACACCGTCGGGGCAGATGGCAATCAGGCTGTCGTACATCCCGACGGCGACCAGTCTTTCTTCCTCGGCCCAGACCGTCGACACGGTAAACGGCTACGATGCACTGACCGTGCTGCTCGCACTTCGGTCATGCAAGGTCAGGTCAGGGGAGTCCGTCAAGGAGATCGACGGCGAGATCTCCCGGCAGACGATGCGCGTCCGTGAGATGGCACGTGGACTCGACCGTGGGAAGCCACGGAGACTGGGTGATCCGGGACGGAGAAACGGAAGCTGGTGAGTAGACCCCGAGTCACCCGTACGCAAGTGGTCCGTTCCGATGGGACACCTGACGCACAGGCCCTTCAGCGCTCGCTTGACTCGATCACTGCCGCCCTCGACGGACTGCTCAGTGGGGATGTCGGACAACTTGCAGATGGAAGGTTGAAGTTCGGTGAGGTCGATCCCGTGATCGGCCTTGATGCCCCGCTCGGATCTGTCTACATCAAGACCAACCCCAATGAACCGACGGCTGGTATCTACCAGAAGACGAGTTCGCCACCGACTGGGTGGCAGCAGTTAGCAGTTTCAGGTTCTACCGCTTCCGGTGATACTCGGCTGCTAACTGCTGCACTTACCGCTGACCAGGCCGACATCACCGGCACGGGCCTCGTCGTACTTTCCGGGCTCAACCTAACCGTCGCCGTCGGCGTCTGGATGTTCGAGTATTTCATCATCTATCAGGCCAAGGAGACCACCACCGGTGTCGAGTTCGTCGTCAACCACCTGGGTACCAGCACTGCGTTTGTCTCCAACGCACGCTTCGGGTCGACCGGCGGCGGTGCCGCAACCGGCATCGCGGACCAGGTGGGCGTGGGTACTGCTGCTGGGTTGATGGAAGTCAAGACACAGCGGGCCAACAACAGCCGCCCCGGTGTGACCATCGGTGTCGACACCGCCGACGCCAACTGTCTGATGATCGTCGAGGGTGTGATTCATGTGAGCGTCAGTGGCACCCTTCAAATTGAGATGGCTGCCGAGGCGGCGGCGCTGATATGCCGGGCCAAGGCCGGTAGCTGCGTGCGGGTACTCAAGTGTGGATGACGTCGTTGATACACAGGAGAAAATACAATGCCGGGTAATCCACTTCTTATAACGCTTCCCTCCGACGGACAGGTCGACTGGGGTGAAGGTGCACTCAACGACATCCTCGATACGATCATCAACGACATCGAGGCGAAGATAACCGCGGATGAGATCCAGCTGAACGGGAATTTCGACTTCGAGGGTTACAGCGCCGAGGACATGGGTGGCATTGCTTTCAGAAACGGCTCGGCGTCATCGGCACGCCGCCTGTACTTCGTCAGTAACGAGCTGTGGGTCACAGACGGATCCGGGAACAACTTCGCGCTGACCCTGAACGGCACTGTCAACTCAACCGCAAGCGGAAGCATCGTGGGACTTGCAGGGTCAGGGGCCAGTGTCTCCTACTCCAGTGCCAACCTGCGCTTCACGTTCCTCGACCAGACCACGGAAGGCGCCCAGCTTGAAGCCAACCAGGTCAGGCTGAGGAAGCCTGGGACGAGCACAGTGGTGGTCCTTAAGGGCAGCGCCGGGATGTCGTCCGACT